CCTTATCTGCCTTTCTTCATTAAAAAGGAAAGATGCTAGTACAAAAACTGTTGCAATAATACCCCAAAACTCTACCATCCTTAAATCACTCCCCTGTTCTCATACCTAGATACTACTTTAACCACCCTGTATGTAACAGGTAGAATTACTAGCTCATATGCAAGCTTAAAGGATACCTGAAATACTCCCATAACCAATAACGTTTGAACAGGCATCTGTCCAATAAACGCAATTGGTAAGAAGATAGCACTGTCAACAAGTTCACCAACAAAGCTAGATATAATAGCCCGTCCCCTAAAACCTTTATGAGAATTGGGATGACGTAATTTCATCCGCCTAAACATCCGATCATTCGCAAAATCCCCAACAACAAAAGCCAAAGATGAAGCAAGTAAAATTCTTGGTGTATTACCCAGAACTACCCGAAAGGCTTCCTGATGTTCCCAAAACCCGGGTGCGGGTGTTCTTATGATAATACTAAAAATAATTACCATGAACAGATTTCCCGCAAATCCCAAATAACAAGTTATCCTGCTCCATCTATACCCATACACTTCTGAAAACAAATCGGATAGAATATAAGTAATGGGAAAGATAAAAACTGCTCCGGTCATTACAACGCCAAAAGGTAACTGAATCTGCTTTCCTGCAATAATGTTACTGATAAGCAATGCAACAACGAACAAGACGGTTAAATACAACTGCACTTCACTGACCTTGGTTTTTTTCACTTGTGGTTTCCTCACTTTCTTATTTTAAGCTCACTTATTATATAGAATTTTAGACTGTTCCTTAAAGTCTAAAACAGTGCTCGCCTAATCTTAACCCTCCGATTATTATCAATGTTTTTTGCTCTCTTTATCATGTATCGAGCATTGTGTATAATTCTACTATCCCTGCATGTACTTAGCTTTTCCAAGGTAAACCCAAATTCCTTAATGGATTCTTCAAAGGCTTTTTGTAAATGCTTTGGTAGATGAGAGTAATGGCTGGACTGGTTTGACTGCTGTTCGCTAACAGTAATGACCCCCACATCGGTCATAATACCCCCATTCGCCCCGGTCATTATCCAGGCGGTAGAGTCGGCACTTGTGATTGGATAATTTGAAAGTAGTTTGAAGGTGGTCATTCCAAACGCATGGACTTTGACGTTGGGGTTACTTGATCTTCGGATAGCATCAAAACAATTATCTAAGAAGCTCCGTCTAATGGATTCTGATTTCCCCACCATGCCCCCCAGCGCTATATATGGTATTAAATTACCTTGTGGATCTTTCCATTCCAATGCTCGCTCTAGATATTGAATGGGCTCCCCCACATGGAAGGTATAAAGAAGTCGTTCTGGATACTTTACTCGCTCCCGCATGTATAGATAATTTTCCCATGTTTTCTCCGCTGCCTCAATTACTTGCTGCGTAGTTGCCCCATGTATCTTATCCCCAGGGATTACATCAACCTGACCAAACAAGTCAATGTAGTCCGCCCGCTCATTAATCCAAGTAATATACTCATCCACATCTATTCCCGCCCCACGAGTCCATGCGGGATAAGCTCCGGAGTCAATGAACAGTTTACCAGGCTTGATATTTGTTTTATAGGCATCAGTGGCATTTTTTCCATCAACATAGTTAAAAAGCATGTTNGCTTCCAACTTAAAAACTTCCTCCAGAATATTCGCCTTCTCAGGGCCNACCAAATATAAGTCCATATCTTCCCCCCGACCATTATATAGAAACTTTAGTCTATTTCTAAAGGNTCACCATACCACCTTTCGGTTATTACTACATCGCACTTACTTGGCACATCTAAATCCTTGGCCGCTTCAATCATCAGGGCCGAAAACCTTTCCGCAACCTGCTTCGCATTTTCCTTCGGACATTCCCCAATAAGCTCGTCATGCACCTGCAGAAGTAATCTAAATCCCCATTCTTTCAGCTGCCTATCCATGCCCACAAGAAGCATTGCCTTCTTTGTCATGTCAGCCGCACTGCCTTGGATTCTACTATTTACGCATTGCCTGGTAGCCTCTGCAATATAGCCACTGTTATCTTTAATGATAATACCCTCATTTCGCGCCTGGGCAATAATTCTTTGCCTTTCATTCCAATACGCTCTATTGAGCATTGCTGTGTATTTGCGCTTAATCCCTTCTGGAACCTCGTTGCTCACTTCCTGGTCAAAGGCTAGAGGGTCAAAGTTTGCCGGTGTCTTTCCAGAATAGGAAAACTCATATGGTTCTAGTTGCATATTAGGCAATCGCCTTTTCCTTCCCCAAACTGTATCAACATACCCCAATTCCCTGGCCATGTTTTGACTTTCAACCATAAACCTTTCAAGGCCCGGAAAAGCCCGCATAATCTGATCATAAATTTGTTGGGCTTCCTCCCTACTTATTCCCAAATCTTCCGCAATAGCCGGAACTCCCTTCCCATAACAAACACCCAAGACTATCGCTTTTGACCTTTGCCTACGAACTGCCCCCTCCGGGTTTATTGTCCCATCTGACTTAAACTCCATGCAATCCTCATAAGGCAGGCGAAAAGCAATGGAAGCAATCTCTACATAAAGATCTTTTCCCTGTTTATAGGCATTGATTAGTTTTTCATCCCGGCTCATGTGAGCAGTAAGTCTTGGCTCTTGCTGTGAATAGTCGCTAGATAAAAGACAATATCCAGGGGAAGCAACAAACATCTGCCTAATATCCTTGTTCCTGGCCGGTATATTTTGCATGTTTGGATCTGTACTACTGAACCTGCCTGTGTCAGTTCCCATCTGGTTAAAACTTGCATGAAGCCTGCCCGTTCTGGGATTAAGACTTGCAGGCAGTTTTGTGATATAGGTTGACATTAGCTTTTGTAGCCGCCTATATTCCAAAAGGATGCGGGTTAAAGGAATATTGATTTTTTCTAGTATGTCCTCGCCCGTTCCTCTTGGGCTTTTTTTGTCGACAGGAGCTATACCCAAAACATCGTAGAGCAATATCGCAAGCTGTGTTGGGCTATTGAGGTTTATTCTTTCATCCAACTTGCAAGCGGGCCCCATCTGTTTTCTGTATTGGTCAATAGCATCCTTATACTGAGCCAGTTCCTCAAAAAATTCCTGCTCAACTTTCTCCAATTCCTGCCCATACTTTTCTTCCAAACCCCTAGCATACTCCAAATCTAAGGCAATCCCGGTGTCTTCCATCTGGGCAACAATATTAATAAGGGGCATTTCAATTTCCCTAAACACGTAGGCCACCCCCTGCAAATTACGTTCAATGCAGGTTGGATGATCTTTTGTTAAAAAAGGTTCCTGGAACTTGTATAACTCATAAGTAATTACCGGGTCGTGAGCAGCATACAAATAAGCGGTGTTAATAGGTATATGAGAAAAGGGGATACCTTTAAACATCGACTCATAATTAAAAGATTCGCCCTCCCCTTTTAAAACATACTTGTTATGCAAAGCTTTCAACCCATTATCGGGCTCGTTTTCATTTAGCAATCTAGCGCCTATATATCCATCCCAATAAGGTTTCAATTCCACACCCAAGGTTTGCTTAATAACCCGCAAATCAAATTTTGCATTAAAGAATATGAGCTTCGTGTCTTTAAGCCTTGCCAACTGCTTCGCAACAAACTGCTCTGAAAGCTGTCCATCTAACTTTGTCATAGTGATATAGCTTACGTGATTTAAGGGAACATATACTCCTACCTGGCTGGGNGAATATAAGCACAATCCGGCTATAATCATTTCCCCAAAATCAAAGCCNTTAGTTTCCGTATCAATGGCAAGTTCCCCATCCTCAATGGCCTTGGTGATATAATCTTCTAATTCCTTTTCGTCTTGAATAACCTTGTAAATGTCCGCATACTGCCCTAGATAACGATTAGCCATAGCCTTAATTGTAGGCATCCGCTCCATAATCCCTTTACCACCCCGCACGGCGACTCCCCTAGCTGCAGGTGTAGGCTTGGCTAACTTATTAACTAAAGATAGGTCTCCCGCCTTGGTTGCCCTTGGCGGGAGTTGAAACAATCCCTTCATCTAAAACACGTCCTGTGGAGCAGCTGGAGTTCTTCTTCCCCTTGCAGGAGCGTTTGCAGGGGTTCTTCTTCCGGTCGGGTAGGATTGGTTATCGGAAGCCGATCGTTGCGCTCCACCTCTCTGCGGTCGGGTAACTACTCCCTCATCTGGGAAGTATCCATTGTCTAAATAGAAGTTCATATCTTCAAATTCTTTCTGCAAGATTATAGTGCCAACGATATTTGGAATCTCTGGAAGGTCTTCTATCCTTGTCTCGTCGGTTGAAATATGATAGGCTTCGTAAGTGGTGCTGGTGTCTCCGGGTTTCCCATTACGCTCAATCTCAAAAACCGTGCTTACTAGTGGGTTATACCTACTAGCAAGGCTTGCCATCTTAGAAAAGAANGTTCTTCCCCGCTCCCAAACCTTGACTTCATCCGTGTCAACATCATAAAGGAATAAGAAAAGCCTTGCCTGCACAGGTATCTTTGCCGCACAAAACGGACAATCATCAATGGGTTGAGTGTATTCCCGCAAGCAGGCCACATACCTTTGCCTACCTTCCACCTCTACCCGATGCACCGCATATCCGTAAATATCGTCAATCCCATTATACATGAATCTGACCCGCGCGGTATCTTTGTCATTTTTTAACCGAAAGAATCCGCCCGCACCCTGTCCACCGTAGTGATCCGCTTCGTTCATCCTAAATTTCAC